TTCAAATCCTTATTAAAATTATCTACATATACATTATCAGCGTCCATTATTTGTCTACGCTTGTTTTCTACATTACGTCTTAATTCTTTTCTTAAATCTAAGTTTGTTTCACCTTTAAGTCTTTGAAATAATTTATCGTACTCGTACCAAAGAAAATGTTTTCTTTTAAATTTAATATCACCATTCTGTAATGCTTTGTAATACCGGTACCTTACATTATCTGGTTCCCATCCTGCCCACCAACAAATTTGTTCAAAGTCTTCTGAAGCTGCTATCCAATAATGTGCATCTGTTTTATGTAATGAAGCTTTACGATCAGCACTTAAAGATCTTGTATCTTCAAACGCATTTAAAATTACATGTCTCCACAATTTCTGTTCATTACAAATATGGTTCTCTGCAACAATATCAGAAGTAATTTTAATGCCCATAAGTTTTAATAAGTCTACTGAGTAGAGCACGATAATGGCCTTTCGATTTTTTAAAATTTAATCGAGTGGCGACCTCAAAGTGTTCGTGTACATCATCAATCAAAGTTGTGATGGCTGCGCCTTCTAAACCCTCTTCACTAATGTGTTCAGATAAATCTCTGAAATCTAGTTGGGCTTCTGCTTTAGTATAATTATCCGCCATCATTCGTAACATCCTGCTTGTAGTCGCTAAATTTAATGACGTTGTTTTTAGTTTTAGAAGGTAATGGTTTTTTAAATTTAGATAATGTCTTTTCAACTTCATCTAATTCTTTATCTATCTCTTCTAAGAATTCATCGTGGTCCTGGTGAACCTCATATATATCTGCTGCATCATTTAAAAACCGTTGATCCATTTGATCATAGCCATAACTAACACCATGCAACATAGCAAATACTACTGAACTTAATCTATTGTATTCTGTTTTTGTAAATTTTTTGGAAGCACTTACTAATAATTTAGTTAGTTCAGTGATACCATCCTTTTTGTTTGCCATTAATATAATCCCACGCTACTTTAAATAATAATACTTGTTCTGCTTCTGATGATGAGCCGTTGACCGTGGATCCTGATCCATTGCAAATGATACAAGATACAAACGATTGCGTTGAAGTCATAATATGACCCGTTCCTTTACAGTCGGTACATATCTTGTGGTTGCGTAATAGTTTAGTCATATAAAAATTTTACTTGTGTTGCAAGTATTTATTATAAACTAATCAGTGTCGTGGGTACAAGGGACAGGAATTATTTTTTTATAAAAGCAAAGATACCTTCAGCTTTTAATTTTAGAATATCGTTCTCTAACTTACGTTTTGCTTTCATTAATGGAATCCAAACTGCCTTGTCTTTTTTAAATTTTTTCATCCATAACCAATTACAAAATGACATTAAAAATCTATCATTCCATTTTTTATTTTCAGTGTTGTCTACCTTTTCAATATCATATTCAATACCTAATTTTTTTTGAGCATCTTCACTCAAAGATTTATAGATATAATAAGCAAATTTGTTATATTTCATAAAGTTATACTACCTTATTCCCAATCAGATTCAATTTCAAAAGTCATTTGATAGTCAAATTTTATCTCTTTTAAATAAGGTTTAATTAGGTTCCAGTATTGGACAGTGGGATATGCAAAGCAATGATCCGATCTTAACCAATGATCAATAGTAGTCTTCTTAATAATGTTATCTTCAACTAATTTTTTCTTATCCAGGTTCTCTTTTAAATATTTCAAAAATGTTTCTTTAGGTGGTAGGTGTGGTCTCATCTTAAATTTTTCATCGTAAGCTTCTATTAAGTGTTGATTATTTTTTAAATGCTCCATGGCCACATCCATAGATAATGTTTTCTGTACTGGTTGCTTAGACTGAGATCTATTTAATTTACCTTTTAATATTTTAGCTGCATACTTAAAACTATTATCACCCTTGTCCATTGCAGTCGGAGTCCGATAAAACTTTTTTGATTGCGAGTCCGAAGATTCTTGCCATTTGTGGGACGATTGCGTTTCCGAGACTTTTGATTCTGCTTGCTCTATCTTTGTCCAATTCTCTGGAAATCCCATTAGGAACTCCACAAAGGTCGGATTCAATTTGCCACCAGGTTCTATCGGTTGATTTACTTTGTTCACTACATCGTTTAACTTCGCTCCGAACTTGGTTCCAGTGCCAACCCTCGTTACACTCCAACCTGATGAATTCTTTTTCACTGTCTCTGGTGGTGCTACTACATCCATCTGACAACTCGCTGATGGTGTTGGAAACATTTGAACGTTTGCCGTCAGATTGTGTTGAGCTGCAGCCTTCTCTCCCTTTCTCTTGATCAGAGTCTCTGCATCCTCTTGACCCGAGGATCGTGGAGTTGGATACATCCTCACTTGATCTGCTGCTATTCGTTGACCCAAACTGTGACCTCTCGTTTTCCCTACTGAAGGTGGTACCTTGTTCACTGAGTCCTTCCAATCTCTTGCGTTCGGTGTTGGATACATTTTCATCGTTTCTGGATCTACTTGTTCTCTCAGATTCGATGGTTTGGTTCTGCCCTTTCTGTGTCCCTCCATTAATTTTTTTGTCCCTGCTGCGCTTCTCGGCGGCAAGTAATCCATTGTGTTTGGAGTGGCCCACAATCCAGACTCTAAATCTTTGGTGCCAAGCACCGATGCCTGAAGCTGGTATAAGGAAACATTGGACTTCGAAACCTTCACCTTCCAAGTCATCTTGCACCTGTCTGAGGACCATGCCGTTTTGGAGGTTAACAAGTCCTTGCACATTCTCCCCAATAACGAACTCGGGTTTGATTTCTTTAATGAGTCTAAACATTTCTGGCCAGAGATATCTGTTGTCATCTCTCCCTTTTTGTTTTCCTGCGACACTGAACGGTTGA